CTACAGGACCACTACGAAATAATCGTGTTAATCGCCTAAAAAGATCTTGGGGTTTATTATCTTTTGCCATGATTATAAAATTCCTTTATTTTTCAATATATCGTATGTCCATAGTTCGGAATTTGGGTACGTAGTATGAAACCAACACCACTTATTATAAGATATTTCTTGCATCCAGTAACCTTTTATTTCAACATACGTATCAATATCACTAAGAAATAAATCTATAATATATGTTTTTTCATTAATTGTGTTATTAAATGAAGATATCTTAAATGGAACTTGCCACATAAAATTAATTTTGTTTTTATTTAACCAATTAATTGTCGCAAGTTCATATGATCCAACACAATATAAATCCTCATTGGATTTCCAGTGTTTGATTATTTTTGATTTTCGTATTGATTTAATTGTTTTATTATGAATATTAATAGATTGGGATGGGTTTTTAACCCCATATCGTAACAAACACGTATTTTCTAGTTTTGTTTTGGTTTGTTGCAACTGCATTACATTTTTAACACCATAACGTTTTATGTTTGTTTTTGTCATTTTATCAAAAATTTCTTTTGATTGCAGCGGATAAAAAACACCATATTTAGATTTCATTGTTAATAATTTACGACGCTGAATTTCTTTACTTTTTGCAGGATTATCAACGCCATGGCGTATAAGCATAGTTGCTTTAATTTTATTTTGTATAATATCACATTGCGCTGGGTTTTGTGTCCCATATCTAGCAATATTTGTTAATTTAGACTTTTCTTTAATTACGTTATTGCCTAATGGCGAAGTACATCCATAACGCTTAATACACGTAGACTTAGTTTTTAGCTTGCCACGAGCTGGATGGTTATGCCCACACAATACATTTGAAACATAAGCACTCCAAATGCCAAAATCTTTATCTGTAAAGATAGCCTTTTTAGAAGAACCCATATATGTTTTTTCATCAATTGTTACAACATCACAATGGACTAATGATAGTCGATTAACGATTGTTTCAATTGGTATAATTTTACTCATTTATTGCCTCTTCATTTAGGAAGAAGGCTCTCTCAAAATAATAATATATTTATGCAGTTCGTATATTATTTTTTATTCTTTTTCGCTGGTTTAAGTGATACTCTTTGTTGAACTCTTTTAGGTTGATCAACATATGATCCAGGGGTACTTACCATGTCTTCAAGGGTTACAGCAAGTTTAGTAATTTGTGGCGTAACAGCATTTAGCATTGTGCCAGTGGCATTATCTTGAAACTTTTCTAATTCTGCTAAAAATTTGCTGGCGTGGGTTACGACATCGCGGATCCCATTGTGATCTAATTGTTCATTGAGAACATTGATTTCTGTTTTAATCATTTCTCGAAGATTAACGATATCAATTTTTTGTTTATCTTTCATTTGTAACTCTCCAATAACATAATACATATCAACGTAGTAACCAACTATAGTCTGTAATATCAAAATTACGAGAATTTTGTTTATCGTTAGGTCTTTTATTTTTATTTGAATTGGCTCCCCTAATATTGGGATTTACCAATGCCTGGGCTTCATTCAAATTTCCAGGTAGATCTGAAGGACCTCGACGAATGACGCACGTAGCCTTTAATATAGCATGTGCAAGAGCAGATCCCTGCGTTATATTTGTTGTATTTCCATTTGTTAACCAGGTGCCAATTGCAATAGAAATTACTAAATCGTCATGAGCATCTTTTGATGCCTGTGCTTTACTTCCGTTCCAGACGAACGCCTGAAGTTGATTGTATAGTCTTTGCGAAGATGATAATAATATTTTGTTTCTTATTAATTCTTCTAATTTTGCTAAAATTTGTTCTCGAGATTTCTTTTGTGTTGAAAATCCTGGTACTATGTCTGGATTGCTTTGTTTGTGTTCAAACAAGTCGCCTGATGATCCTTCATAATATAAACTAGGGTAGCCGGCATCTCTTAGTTTTATCGCTGTAAAATAACCAAATGTATTTTGCTCCGGGCACAATAAGGCTGTATTATACATTTTTCCATACTCGGCCAAAAGATCGGCAAGTTTATCTGGAGGTATTTTTCCCATATATTCAGCAACAATTTCACAAGAATTATAATTTATAATATGAAAAGTTGAATAATCATTTGAATCACCACGAGATACGTCAGCAGAAATAACATATTTTTGTAATGGTTCTGGTTTTTTCCAAATCCAAACATTCATTTGAGGTCCAGTTTTTTCAATAGGTTGTTTGATTAATTTTCTTAAATGTTCAAGATCTTCAGGTTGTAAAAACGTATCGCCAGATGATACGAAGTCACATTCATACTCTTGGGCAATTTTACGTTTTGGTAAATTTTTTGTTTCCTTATCAAACCATGCTTGATCACATTCAGGATGAACATCCCACATTAATTTAATTGGATTAAATTCATTAACACCGCTTTCGGCTTCACTCCACAATTTGTAATATTGTCCGCCGACACCGTTTGGCGTCGATAAAATTATTGCAGCTCCGCCAGTTGATAATGTAGGATATAGTCCAGTCCAAATATCTTCAAAGTCTCTAATGAACGCAGCTTCATCGACGATCAATAATGATAATGCTTCTGAACGACCGGCGTCAGGAGATGTGGGAATAGCTGTAACAACTGAACCATTTGAAAACGATATAGATTGTTTTGTTGGTTCAAATTTCGTTAGTAACAACCATTTAGGCAAACCATCTAGGATGGTGCGCACCTTTTTAATAAAATTCATTGCCGTAGTGAGCTTTGTAGCAATAACAAGTATGTTTTTATCTTTATGAAAAATTGCAAGCCAGGTTGCATATGCTGCTGTCACAGTTGACAAACCTAACTGTCTTGCTTTTAGCACTACGTTGAAGCGATGCTCATCAAATGCCTTAACACAATCATCTTGATATGTAAACGTTTCAAAGGGTATTAATCCACGTTTAGGATGTTGAATCTTAGCATAATTACGCATAAAATAAACTGCATCCTTACCACAGGCAAGAATTTCGTTTACTTGATCTCTTCTTGTATATACGTCCATATTATCCCAAATCAAACACGCTTTTTCTTCTGTAATAAGCAGTTCTTTTTGGGTTGTGTACGTTGAAACCAATAATCTCTAATGAATCTGAAGATGAAGCTTCTTTTGTTGTTAGTGAATCACCAGATAATTTTTTGTAATTTACTTTGACTGTTTTTAAAACTGCATTAATTATAGAAACTGACTCTTCTGAATAACGTCTTTTCATAATAATCATTTCTTGCTCTGTTCCAAAATTAACTACAGCTTGATAAGATGCAATTAAACGATTTCCGCCAAGACTAAATTTCACTGAATAAGATGCTGTTTTGGGCGTCGATGAACGACCCCACGAATTATCAATACTTTGTCCTAGTGCAGAAAGATCAATTATTTTATCAGGCATGTGTTTGGCTCCATAACTAAATATTAGTCAACGTTCATAGTTACCATCATAGGTAGTCTTAACTTTTCAAATTCTTCCACTTGTTTATCTGTTGGTCTCCAACCTGAGGCCCATAACTCTCGTCTTGAGTGTGCCCATTGCATAGCACACCTATTACAACATCCCAATTCTCTGTATGATGTTTCATCATCATAAGATCGTAATACATATTTACATATATCACAAAATATAGGTATTGGTTCTATTTTGTCAATTGGTACGATTATGGCAAAACCATCTTTGTGATACGTAATCACCCTATTGTCTATGTAAGGTTTCCATGAAGCATCATTCATATACAACCTTAGCATCTTTTTCAATTTTAGATATTTCTATAACGTTGTCAACGGCATCTTTTACGCCGTCAATATGACTTATTACTAATATTGTTTTAAAGTATCGTTTTAGAGATGATAACAAACGATTACATGATTCAATTCCTGATTCGTCAAGAGTGCCAAATCCTTCATCGATTACTAATAAATCAGTTTTTGGAAGAGATGAAATATTAATCAGTGCTGTTCTAATTGCAATTGAAGAAATAATTTTTTCCATTCCTGATGAAAGTTCAATTAACCGTTTACCGTCT